GTACGTCAACAGGGATTGTTGGTTATTATACATCTCAAAATGGTGGTACATCTTGGGCTGAACCAACTTGGAATGGTGGATATACTAAACCAAATGCAACAAGTACTCCTTGTGACATATCACCATCAGGACAATATGTAATTATAAACACAGGTACTTATATATGGCGTTCAACTGATTATGGTGTTTCATTTACAAGATTAGACCCATTTGGAACAACAGGTTCTGGTAGAGGTGTATTATTTATTGAAAGTTCGGGTATTGTATTTGCATTTAGAAATAGACCAAGTTCATCAAATAATTTTGAAATATGGAGAAGTAATGATTATGGAAGTACTTGGAGTATGACATATACAAAAAATAATATATCCATACAGGGTTATGATTATTCATACAGTTATTAAAAATATTTATTAATATGAGTAGAAAATATATAAGACAAATAGTAAATCGTGATTTTGTCTATCCAAATAATGAGGTATCGGAATATGATGTTGAATTAGTTCAAAATATTAATTCAAACGTAGTGAGTGGTACTGTAACAAATTTTTCAGCTACTACTATAACATCATCTGCAATTACTTTTGGATATACTTTTAGCTGGACACAAAATAATGCAGATGCTTGGATTAGAAATGCTAATCAATTAGGTATTGCATCTATTCACTGTATGTTACCAAATCAATTGTATTATAAACCTTGGAGAATTGTTGATTCAATAGCATATAATCCACCATTTTCTCCAACATACACTGGTAGTAGAAGTTTTACAATTGCACCTGCAAATTTTGGTTTAACATCATTTACAAATGGAACATATTATTTTGAGATAAGATTTATTGGACACCTTGCGGTTGACCCTATCTGTCTTCAATATAATATTGTTATACCGACAGCAACTCCTACTCCTACACCGACATTAACCCCAACTCCAACACCAACGGCTACAGCCACACCTACACCAACTCCAACAGGACCTACAGCAACTCCTACACCAACACCAACACCAACAGGTGCTAAGAGTTTAGAGATATATGGTAGAGATGTGGATGGAACACCATCAACATTAACATTATTCTATAGTGTAAATGGTGGAGGTAATATTAACGTACCAGGTTATACAGGTAATGCGTTACCAGGAACTTGTACATTATTGTACACAATAACAGGTTTAACAGAATTTGATAGTGTTGTAATTGGTACGAGTATATCTTGTGTAATGACAGGAAGTGGTGCGTCATCAAGTTGTCCATCATCATCGGGTAGTGCGGTGACATATACTTATGTAATAGATGCTCCGACAACACAACAAGTTGCTATAACTATTGATAGTGGTATTATACCTTAAAGAATATATACATATATATGAATAAGAAAGAAAAGATAAAGACCCAAAAGGAATTTCTTAGATTGAGGGAAGTTCTACAAAACCAAAATCCGATTGACTTTAATATGATTAACAGTTTAAAAGGAAATAAGGAGGTTCTTAACAGAGCATTCCAACACACTAAATCTGAATTATTAAATGGCTAAGAAAGTAGAAATTGAAATAGACGTTGAAGGTAATATTGTTGAAAGTGTTGCTAACTTAAAGAAATTAAAAGCGGCGTTAAGGGATGTACCTGCGGGAACTGCTGAATGGGATAAAATTAAAAATCAAATTCGTGATGTTGAGGATTCTTTGGAATCTGCGGGTAAAAAGAGTGAGGATTTAAAAGGATTACTTGAAGCAGCACCAGGTCCTTTGGGTTCTTTGGGTAGAGGTATCAAACAAATTGAACTTGCAACCAAGTCTTGGGGTGCTGCGTTGAAAGCTACAGGTATTGGATTACTTGTTGGTACTATTGGTATCCTTGTTGCTGCGTTTGCAAAGACAGAAGGAGCTATGAACGCTCTAAAACCTGTCATCATTCAAATTGAAAGAGCCTTGGGTGGATTGGTAAAAGCGTTTACTCCACTATTAGAAATGTTTGCTAATTTAGTGGCTAAAATTTTACCACCATTAATAAAAGGTCTATCAGTTTATTATGCTGCATTAGTTTCATTATTTACCCTTGTTAAAGAAGCGGGTGTTGGTGTTGCAAAGATATTAGCAGGTATATTCACTCTTGATACTAAATTAGCAACTGAAGGTGTTAACCAATTAAAAGGTTCATTCGGAGAAGCTGTTAAGACATTTGGTAAATTCCAAAGTGACTTTGCTGCGGGTCAGAAAGAATTAACAGCCACAGAAAAGGAAGAGTTAGAGAAAAGACAAGCACTTGAAAAGGAAGCGTTAGACAAAAGAAGACAACAACAGGAAGAATATAGAAAAAAGGTTGAACAAGACACAAAAACAGCTAATGATAAATTATTACAGTTACAAAATGACTATGAAACTTTATCTGCTAAAAGTGAAGAAGATGCAAATAAAATTAAATTAAGACAAGATTTTGATAGAGAGGTAAAGGAAATTACAGCTTTACAACTTAAGAATCAAAAAATTAATGGAATTATTGTTACTGCTGAAGAATTAAGAGCAAATCTTTTACTTCAAGCTGAGAAAAATTATCAACTTAGATTACAAAAATTAAGAGATGATGATTTAAAGAAATTCCAAGACCAAACAAACAAGACAGTAGATTTAAATACACAATTTATAAATAAATTAAATGAGGTTGTTGCTAAAAGTATTTCTGATGATTTTGAGAAGAGAAAAGCGGAAAGAACATTACAAGCGATTGAAGAGGAACAACAGTTTAGAAAATTAGAACAAGAATTAATTGACTCATATAAAGAAATTATAAAACAATATCCTGCGGCTCGTGAGGATATGGAAAAAGCAATTACAATCATACAAGAAAAGGCTGCAATTGCTAGAAAAATCATATCAGAGACAACCGTAAAAGATTTAGCTCAGATTGATAGGGACGCTATGAAAGATAGTGAGACTAAAATGATGGCTAGAATTGATTCTGAACTAAGAATTTTAGAATTAAGAAACCAAATATTAAATCAAAAGACTCAAGAATATTTCGTAAATCAGAGACAAATATTAGATAAGGCTTACGAAAAAGAAAAACTACTTCAAAAAATGGCGTTTGACGCATTACTTGAACAAGCTAAAGGTAATGCTGAAGAAGAGAAAAAGATTGAAGAGAGAAAAGCTGAAGTACTATTAGGTATTGAAAAGAAATACCAAGCGGATAAAAAGAACCTTAAACAACAAGAGATTGCTGCTTATGGTGAGGTTGCGTCTGCAACAATCAGTTCATTTGCTGCAATCACAGGAGCGTTAGCCGCAGGTTATGATGAGGAAGCTAAGACAAGTAAGAAAGCGTTTGAACAAAGAAAGAAACTTCAAGTTGCAACCGCAGTAATGTCAGCAGCTTCGGGTATTATCCAAATCTTAACACAACCATCAACCTTACCTTCTCCTTTTGATTGGATTGTAAAAACAGCAAACGCTTTAGCTTTAGGTATTACTACAGGTATCCAAATCTCAACCATTAAGAAAACTAAGTTTGAAGGAACTGATGGTTCAGGTGGAACTGGTCCTTCAGGAAACAATATGGGTAGAGGATATGCTGATGGTGGTATCGTAAGAGGACCTGGCACATCTAAATCCGATAGTATCCCTGCGAGATTGTCAAATGGAGAAGCTGTGATGACAAGTGGTGCTGTAACGATGTTCGCTCCACTTTTATCTATGATGAATCAAATGGGTGGTGGAACTTCATTTAGTTCTAACTTAAACACCACACTTCCTGATAATCCAAATAGAACTAATCCATCTATGGAACAACAACCATTAATAATGAAGACCTACGTTGTTGAGAACGAATTAACATCATCTCAACAAAGACAGGCAAGATTAAAAGACCTTTCAACTTTGTAATATGGCAAAAGGAAAATCAAACAGTTCACACAAAATAAGTTTTGGTAAGAAAAAGTCACAACCAAATGGTAAAAAGTCATTTGGTCCTAAAGCACAGAAACCTAAAAAGTATCGTGGTCAAGGGAGATAACTTTATAACCAAATAAGAAAATTTTATATTTAATAATATGAAGAAAGATAAAGTATATGAATTAAGGATTGAAGAGGATGATGAAATATCAGGTATCGATAGTATATCCTTAGTTTCAGAACCCGCAATTGAGATAAATTGGGTAGCTTTCAATAAAGTAAAACCACAAGAATTTCACATTCCTGACGGGGAAGATAAAAAGTATCTTGATTTTTTTAACGAAAAGGGACAACCTGAAGAAGAATTATTGAAAGAAGGATGGGTTAGAGTTAAAGAAGAGTTTGTTAGTTCTACACCGAATCAACCTTCATTTGAAGATACTAATGAATATTTGGTTCGTTACAAATATGTAAAGAATCCTGAAGCACCAGGTGCTGCTGTTAAAGAAACCACAAGAGAATTTTGTAGTGATTTAATATCAAAGAATTACGTTTATAGAGTTGAAGATATGGACAGCATCGTAAACGATGAGGGTTCAAGTGCATTAGTATGGAGAGGTGGTTACAATTGTAGACACTCTTGGATGCAGATAAAGTATCGTCGTGACGCTAAAATTATAAACAAAGGTAGTGTAACCAAAGGTAGAATTGACGATGCTGAAAGTTATGACGTATTGGGTTATCCTCAACCAGATACAAGAGTACCTGAATGGCCGTCTTTCTCAAAACAAAAGATGGAAATTACCGCACCAAATCTAAACGTATATGGTTACCATACGAGATTTTTTCAAATATGTCCTGGTGCTCAAGCAACCTTTGAACATCTTATCTCTATGGATAATGATGAAGATACAATTGGAATGATTAGAAGTGCAGCACAAGTTGCTGACAACGTATTTAGAATTGAAGATGAGGTAATCAAAGCTGAAGTAGCTACAGAACATCAATATGAAGAAGCTAAAGTATTGGTTGATGACTTTAAAGATATTATCGGTGAGATAGATGCAATTAGTGGAATGAAACACGATGTATCCTATATGGATGGTCATATTGATAAGATTGAAGAATATTTAAGAGAAGATTTAGGATACGATGTTAGTACAATAACAGGGTATGTTGATGAGGGTATTAGAAAGAAAAGAAAGAAGAAAGAACAACTTGAGTCATATTCAGATTATCCTGATAGTGTTAAG